ACTTTACGAATATCAGCCGTATTATCTACAACTGTAAAGTTCTTATTGCCAAATATCTTCTGTAGTTCACCAATATTTTTCTGTGCTAGATCCCACTTCTCTTGACGAATATCGGAAGAGTTGTCTGGCATACCTTGCTTATCAGTACCATCAGGAACTTTACGCTTACCTAATTTACCGCGTTCAACATTGCGCTCACGCGATACATCGTTTGATGTATTTACGAATACCATCATAGTTTCGTAGCCATCAGCCTCAAGATTCCTCTTAACTGTTTTTATCTTTTCTAGATCATCGGCTGTACCGTTGATGATAAGTCCTAGACGACCTGAAAGAGCAAGTCTTTCTTGTTCTTTGGTAATGTTCTTCGCGCGGCCGCGAACAATATCACGCTCAACTCTTTCTTCATCAGGCATTTCAAGATCAAGACCATTCTTCTGCATTAGATATTCAAATGCAACATCCGAATTGACTTCTCTTAGACCTTCACCGCGAAGAACGGAGTTCATTACAAAGTCTTTACCTGAACCAGGGCCGCCAGCCAAGAAGATGGCCTTAAGTTTGCCTGGATCATTTATACCTTCTTGAAGATTTTTCTTTAAATAATCTTCTCTTGATTCTTCGTCTTTCCATTCACCATCACCAGTATCTAATACTTGAGTTGAATTGGATGCCTGCATCTTCTTTGTATCTGCGATGTTTTGTATTAGATAGTGAGAAACAACTGTAGGAGAGACTTGCCCTGTTGCATATCCCATACCTCTAATTTCACCACCAGCGGCATGATTTGTTATATGATCTTCCACAATATGTTCTTTGCCAAACATATCTGGATTGGACTTTGCAAACCAACGCATGATCTTACCTGCTTCAGCGTTAGCTTCATTCTCAATATCTGAACCAGTAGATCCTTCCTTAGCAATGTCTTTGCCAAGTTTGCCATCTTCATTTTGTTTGTGATGCACTAATTCGTGTGCGATAGAACGAAACACATCCATTGGATGTCTGTTCTTTGTTGAAATGGATAATTCGTTCTTTGATGGATTGTATGCTGCGAAAGAGTTGTAATCGTCTTCATCACTCTTGTATCTAACGCCAGGTAAAGATTTGATACCGAGTTTCTTAGACGCAAAAGACACGAAAGAGTCCAGCATAGGTGCTAGTTCTTTGCGTGTCACTTCTTCGTTTAGAGAATGATGTTTGCGAATTTGAGTGAAGACTTTACGAACATGACTTTCAGGCATACCTGGATGATATGCTTTAAAGTGCTCATAGTTACCTTCTTTGGCCAACTTTTCAAGTTTGGATGCGGATACAGAACTTGTTAGTTCTGCGCGACTCATCTTGCGAGGATCTTTGTTGCTTTCTGTGCGCTCACCACCAGCGGCATGAACTGTATAACTCTTGAAATGGAAAGGCACATTACCTTTCTTGTCTTTCTTACCATTGTATTTTGATAAGAAACTCTTATACTCCTCAACGCGGTCAGAACCTGCGACAAGATGTAAATGATCATGATGTTTGTGGAGATGAGAAAGGAATGAAGATAAAGTCTTGGTATGCTCGGTACCTGTATCAACAGGGTGGCCAAATACTTTTTCTGCGTGGGATTTCTTTGTCTTGATATCTAGGGGTTCGGCTGTGCCTGAGAGACCTATTGTAAGTTTACCACTAGTCTTAGTTGCTATATCTTTTGCCTGGTCTATAGCTGCTTTGTGACCGATGGTAGGTATGCGTACCTTGCCATAAAAGGCAACACCTGTAGTTTTCTTTATCATTACTTCCCTCTATAGGAATGTTAATCTATAGAGGTATTTAGTAAACTTTAACTCTCATATAGATTACGGACCATTGTAGATTTCGCAACAGAAATAATACCTTCGGCCAGTGCTTTCTTAGGCAAATACTTGCTCACTTTGCCATCTTTTACTAGGTATCCAACTGCTTCTACATCAGGATACATGGCCGCGACCTTGTATAGCATGTCCAGATTCTTCTCATGGTCATCCCACATACGAATGCGATCCCACTTGCCAGAAGCGAGATACTTTTTTATGATAACACCCTTATTGATATGTGCTGGTGAGCTTGGCTTGAGTTTAGCCAAGTTGCCAGAGCGTTCGACATAGACATGATCGATAGGGAATCCATGATCACGAAACGCCTCTAAAAACTCTTTGTGATCATCAAAGTCTGCTCGGGCAGTAATAATGATAGAGTGTGAGTTTTCGGATTGATTCCAAACAATCGTTTTAGCTCTGTTCAAAACATTTGCTATGGGCTTGAATGTATCACGAAAGATTTTACCAGAACGAAACTGAGAAAAGTCCAACTCTTCACCTTTACCGAGCTTATAGTTGTTATACTCACCAGGCGCAAGAGACTTGATCACTTTACCGTCCCTTTTGATATTTACTTTTGCGGATGTCTGCCCCAAAGTATCATCGATGTCCCACACATTCAATGTGCGAACTTCATTCTTGTGAGTTTTCAAGTATGACTTAAGTTTCATTTTGACCAATTCTTTGTTGCATTAAAGTTTGCTTGTGAAAATTCCAATCGATCTACAAGTTTAACTGCGTTACCGATCTTATCAATAGCAACGAATCCTTCCGGTGCTGTTACCTTGAGTCCAGTGGAATCTGTTCTTAGATATGTTCCAACGGAATCTTGGACTTGCTGTAGTTTCTGCACAATCATATTTTTAGCACGAACCAGGAGATTTTGCAAGTCAAAAATCTTCTTTAGCTCATTTTTATTTGACTTGTAGAATTCCATAATGATCTTCTTTTCCATCTGGCGCTTTTGCTTCGTGTCTGCTTTCTTTGCTTCCAAAATGGACTTGTTCAACTTTTCCTCTACGCTGGAAATAAGACCAGCAACATGAGATGTTGTATTTGTGATCTCTTTACCTTCACGAACCTTCAGGTTGTTCCAAGCCTTGATTGTAATTTTGTATGTATCGTTTGTAGCAATCTGATTCATTGTGCGAGGAGATATTGTTCTGAATATGCTACCTGCTTGTGATAGAATAGAATTCAAAACATCAGTCTCTTGCTTGGTAAATGTTGCAGTACCAGTTGCATCTACAAATGAAGCATCCCGATACCAAACATTCTTTGATATCTTCATACCACCAATATCAGCTCCAAATGATGCTTTCATATCGGCCATTGTATCGCCGTTATATGTTGTGTGCCAAACAATACCCATCTTCGCAGATTTTATGGATTTAGCGAGACCACTATCAGCAGGAACAGCATATACAATTGTGTTTGGTTGGAATGTAATGTAAGATTTGCCATCAATCTTTTCGTTCTTGATATCTGATGAAGTGAACATCATATCGCCTTGCATAACACCAGTGATGCCAAGTTCGGATAGATACTTCAAAGCAATCTTTAGTTTTGCATTTAGGCCTTCACCAGGATGATTCTTATCGATATCACCATTAGTATAATTGAGCTTTGCGTTTTGAGCAAATACTCCTTTCGTACCAACAAAGAATTTGCCATTCTCTGGATTGATACCAGCAAAGATGGCCGGTGCGCCATCCCACTTTGTTGTTAAATTCACTGACCTACCAGTAGCGTGACCAGCAAGCATATCACGAAGAGACTGTAGAAAGGATATTGCACCTCTTGTTCCAGTAACTCCTCCATTGAGTACTTCGTCCTCCAAGTGTTCTAAGTGAAGGTTCTTACCTTCTTTTGATTCTGTTAGATAGTCTTGATAGTTGATCACAGTATTTCTCTACCTCTAGGATGTTGAGCTACGATAACTCTAGCATTATTTTTTCCTTTTTTAGGACTCTTAAATAAGATCGGCAATCCTTCTGTGTTCGTAGTTTCACCTTCAATGTCTATTTGAATTTTTCCACTTTCATCAATATCTCTTTTTCGTATTACGATATAAAAAGATGGAATTTTTTGTATATATTCTTCTACCGTATAAAATTTTCCATTTACTGTTAACTCACCATTAGCTTTATTAAATTGAGATACTACATCCATTGGTCCTATATACATGTGAGTAATTGGTCCACCGATCTCGGCAGTACCTACAATTACTTTTCTAACTAGTTCATCAGGTATTCTAACAGACAAATCAGGAATCTCAGAAGCCTTAATTATATCGCCTTGTTTGAAACCTTGTTTTTTAATAAAGTTTATTGCTTTTGCCCATACAGATTTTGTCATTTTTGAATCAATGTCCATAAGCCCTGATAAACCACCTCCTGCTAGAGAGGGAGCAGAATCGCCTTTCATTGAAACTCTAAGCTGTTGCCCTTTGTTTGCCTGCTTAACATTTAAGATCATATCGGTATATGGTTCTTTACTAGCTTTCATGTGAGGAATATAAGCTGCGCCGGCATCTTTAGGATCATTTTTCACGGCACTAATAATATTGATATTTAATCCTAAACTCGAAATATAAACTTTTTTACTTAGCCCTTGGGATGTCATAATAGCATCAACTAATCCTCGCTCTTGTCTTTCAGATCCTCCAGCTCCAGCTTTTGAAGCTGTACCTCCAAAAAGTTTACTTTTAAAAATATCTCCTAAACGAACTATTTTCTTATTTCTTGAAACTTTTACTTCTATCTGTAATAGTTTTCGTTTAGGAGATTTCAAGTAATTCTGTAGATCGGTAATTTTTGGCGGATTATATTCCTTAGCTTTACCATCTATAGTGATCTTAACTTTTCCTGTAGGCACAGCATCTCCACTAGCACCTGTTGCACCAAGCTGTAGAGTTGATCCTTTTGTTAAAGCATCATAAAAATTTTGTAGGTTGTCTCTTTTAGATAAATCATTGTTTGATAATGCCGCCATAGAATCACTCCATTTTAAAGTATTTATCTATTCCACTTTCCGAGGGGACATTGAGCAAAGGGTATGAAAGATTTGTATTCCATAAAGCATCCGCACTCCTTGCATCGCGTAGATTCCTTATCATAGCGTTCACAGGAGTTACAGACTTCTAGTCGTTCTTCTTTGATTATTCTTCTTTGTTCAAATGGATTCATAATGCAAAAGGGCACCCGAAGGTGCCCACTTTCTTATCGATAACAAACACGCTTTTTTACAATCAGATACTCATCGGCCTCTGGACTGTATACTCGCTTCTTTTTGTATACACAACGAACTGGTGCTGGTTCTACATATTCTTCATACACAATAGGCGGCGGTAAGTAGTATTGTGGTGCAGCGTAAACTCGATTTCCATTACCAAGGGCTTCACCGATAAGCAGACCGCCAAGAGCACCGCCTAAAATTCCAATAATCATTTCTTCGGAGTTATCCGCAGAGGCTGGAACGGATCCTGCAAGCATAGCTAAAAGAACTACTCCCGCGACTAAGAACTTTTTCATGACTTCTTTCCCATTGTGGCTTTGATCATCCAAGCAAGTTTCATTTGAGCAGTGATGCGATCTTGAAGATAGTTGGAAAGACCATACATCTTCTGTGCTTCTGCCATTTCATACGCTTCAACAACTAGATTGGAAAGATTCTCGTTGCAGGTCTGAAGATTGGCAATCATCTTTTCCGCAGTAGGAATCTTCTCATCTTCCATTATTATAGACAATTCTTTCATTCTTGTCAAGGTCTGAGGTGCAAAAGCATCTAACTGACGAATGTGTTCCGCTAATGGATCAACTGCGCCATGGTAATCTTCGTATATAGTGGCAAAGAAATCATGGAGTTGTGGGAAATCGGAACCAATTACATTCCAGTGATATGACTGAGCTTTAAGTCCAGCAGCAAAGGTACTTGCTAATACTACCTTCATCTTCTCTACTAATTCTTCCATTTTATTTCCTTTGAGTTATATCACTATTTATATGGCGGAAGGTGTGGGATTCGAACCCACGGTACCGATTAAGGTACGCCTCGTTAGCAGTGAGGTGCCTTCGGCCTCTCGGCCAACCTTCCATTATTCTATTACTCGTATATATGTATTCTCTTTGCCACTCTCATCAATCAAGCGATATAACCAACGAGCATTCTTTAGTTCAAGTCTAACACAACCGTGAGAGGCTGGAGATCCAAGACGCTCTACTTCACCAGTCGCATGAATTGCGTATCCTTCGTGAAAAAAGATCGACCAAGGCATCGGCGCATTATCATACTTCTTGCTATAGTGGAGTCTCTTAAGTAGGTACGGGCGATATTTTCCAGACGGTGTATTATATCCTTTTCGACCTGTAGAGATTGGCCATTCATATGTATCGGTCAAAGTTTCAACATACATTGTTTGATCCGACTTATCAATCGTAATGAATACTTCTGCTTTAGCTCCGACAACCAACATAAAGATTGCGAAGATAACGACACAAATCATAACGAAAAATCTTGCCATTTTAGACTGCTTCTCCAATCAACTTCATTACTTCACCAAGACTTTCTTCGACAGACCATGTAACATTCTCTGCATGGACTTGAGTCAAAAGACTGCCTCCTTCAACGTGATCCTCATATACCACCTTGATATGATTTACATTGAGATATAGAGGATCACCTTTCCGTTCGGGAACCATATTTGTTAACTTGATAAACATCATGCTACCGCCTTATGTGCGTGTTGAATAGCGTCCTTATATCGATCCGCACAGTAAGATGCGGCCCAGGCATTTGGCTTAACCAGAGGTATGATGTTACACATACCACGAATGTAGCCAACAGCTTCGTTGATAACGCACGAAGAACCGTGCTTCATGTCCGGATTAATGTCCAAGTGGATTTCTGTTTCACGATCCTCAAGCACATCGTATAGTTCCAGATAAAGCGAAGCAGTCTTCATTACTTCATTCATCAAACGCATACGAGGCTTGTCCTTGTTCTGGTCATAGTCGCGCTCACGCACGATACCACCAAATACCTTACAACCGTTCTTGCCGTTTTTATGAACAACTACCACATTGATGTAGTCGGCATACCACACGCCATCGATTTGAAAGCGTTCGGAATCGCCACCAAGATATACCTTTGTTTCTGGAGATTGTGATTGAATAAACGCACGAACGGCGTCTAGGTCGAGATGCTTTCTAATC